GGCAGTGGAAGTCAAGCAGTAGTAACTGCTGGATTTCATTTCTTAGATTCTCCTTCAACAACTTCTGCAACAATTTATAAACTTCAAGGTTTAATTGAAACAGGAACCTTTTATTTTGGTAGAGGCAATGGTGATGCCGATAATGTTGGACACGGTAGATATCCAACAATAATTACAGCAACAGAAATAGCAGGATAGGAGACTGATATGGCTTTATCTAAAATACTACCAGCCGGTCAAGATCAGTTTGCTGGGGCGAGAAATCTTATCATCAACGGTGCTATGCAGGTGGCACAGCGGGGTACGTCACAAACAGGAGTAACAGCAGGGGGTTACAAAGATGCACCTGATAGGTTTAAGATTGAGGCAGATTCCGCTGGTACTTGGACTCTTTCTCAAAGCACAACTGCACCAGATGGGTTTTCTTATTCATATAAATTTGACTGTACAACAGCCAACACATCACTTTCTGCTGGCTCTAAACTTTCTATCTCGCAAAGAATAGAGGGGCAAGATTTACAGCATTTGAAAAAAGGAACTAGCGGTGCAGAAAGCATTACCTTATCTTTCTGGGTACGTTCTGCTAAAACAGGAACATATATTGTTCAGTTAAAAGACCAAGATAACACCAGAACATACTCTCAGGCTTACACCATTTCATCGGCTGATACTTGGGAACATAAAACTCTAACTTACGCTGGCGATACAACAGGTGCTTTTGACAACGATAATGCTGACAGTCTCCGTATTTTTTGGTGGCTTGTGGCTGGCACAGATTATACCAGTGGCACACTTGCTACAGCGTGGCAAGCCCATGACCACCCTGACCGTGCAGTAGGGCAAGTAAATCTTGCAGACAGCACCAGCAACGAGTGGTACATCACAGGCATCCAGCTTGAGGTAGGCGAGACAGCCACGCCGTTTGAACACCGCAGCTTTGGCGATGAGTTGTTGAGGTGTCAGAGGTATTTTGCAAAAATTAGGGCGGGTTGGTCAGGAGATACGACTAACGATGGTTCTTATAGAGCAAGTTATCAAAATGCTGTTGAAATGAGGGCAACGCCGACAGCTACTTGGACAAATATTTCCCAAGCGGGTTTTGATGCTGCGCATAATTCAGAGCAAATAACTACATACGGTGGTGGAGTATATAGACAATGTAATACGACTAGCGATGGTCGTTTATATTGGTCTGATGCAACACTAGATGCGGAGTTATAAAAATGAATATTACAAACGCACAATATGTTAATAAGTTAGAAACAAATGAAATAGACCACATTCACGTTACTATTGATAGCATTAAGATGGACGTTCCCCTAGACCCAGCCAATCGTCACTACGCAGAAATCATGCGTCAGGTAGAAGCTGGCACGTTGACTATTGCGGATGCTGACTAAGATGGAGATGACTAGCTTGATTGATATGCTTATCGGCTTAGTCGTAGCTGGCGGTGCTTGGTGGGCTAACGGAATGTCACGTGAACAGAAGCGTGTAGAGATACTGTTAAACAAGACACGTGAGGAATACGCTACTCGTGTAGAGATGCGGGATGACATGCGCCGTGTAATGGAAGCACTACATCGTGTAGAAGATAAACTAGATAAAGTATTAAGTAGGGAACTGTAAACAATGGCAATGTTTAAAGCATTTAAACCTAGCGGTATGGAAAAGATAGCACGTTCTATGGGCTATCAAGGTGGTATGCAAGGGTTTCAGGATTACCTAGCTACTAACCCTGCCCAACAACAACAGATGGATATGTACACTAACAAAGCTATGCAGATGGCTAAAGGTGGTATGGTTAAGAAGTTTGCGGATGGTGGTACTGTACCAACTACAGGCGTAGTAGGTGCAACAGGCACACCTATTGCTACTCTTCCTACTAAAGAAGATGGTACAGCGGGTGGCATAACAGACTTTACTGTACAACAAATGTACAGCCCCGGCGTAGCTGTTGGTGGTGAGACTGTAGCTTCAGGTATTCAGTATGATCAATCGCAAGACGTTGCAGCGGGTACAGGCGAACTAACAGGCACGGTGGGTGTGCCTACAGCTATGGCACTGACAGCCCAAGCGCAGCAGCCAACTGCTACTGGTGCTAATCTCATGCAAGCTGACACTGTAGCTGCTGATGTAGACGCAGCTATCTCAGCAACCCAAGCTGCACAAGCTAATCCTCAAGACCCTCGTGCGCAGATCACTGCTGCTCAACAGACAACATCATCTGTGAGCAACTTAGCTGCTGCACAGGGCAACGCTTTCCTAATTAATAATCCAGTACAGAGACAGCTACAAAATGGTGAGTTAATTAGTGGCACAGGTGTGGATGCTGCTAAAGCTGCTGCACTAACTGCGCAGACACAGGCTGCTGCAGCTACAGCTAATCCATCTGCACAGGCAATGGTACAGGATCAGCTATCTGGTCTAATGCAAAGTTTCCAAGGTGCTAATCCACCAGCATGGGCTGCAGGTGCGATGAGGGCTGCTACATCAGCTATGGCAGCAAGAGGTTTAGGTTCATCGTCTCTAGCTGGTCAGGCTATTGTACAGGCTGCTATGGAGTCTGCATTGCCTATCGCAATGGCAGATGCCCAGACAGTTGCTAAGTTTGAATCACAGAACTTATCTAACAGACAGCAATCTGCAATGCTTGCTGCAGAGCAACGTGCTAAGTTTATGGGTCAGGAGTTTGATCAGATATTCCAAGCAAAAGTAATGAACGCTAGTAAGATTAGTGACATTGCCAATCAAAACTTTACAGCAGAACAACAAGTACAGCTAGAGAACTCACGTGCTGCTAACACAATGAACTTGGCTAACTTAAACAATCAACAGGCTCTTGTAATGGCAGAAGCATCTGCACTAGCACAGCTTGATGTAGCTAACCTAAGTAATCGTCAGCAGACAGCAGTACAGAATGCACAGAACTTTTTGCAAGTTGATATGGCTAACCTGTCTAACAGGCAGCAAACAGAACTGTTTAAAGCACAGCAACGTACACAAGCATTGTTTACAGATCAAGCTGCTACAAATGCTGCTGCACAGTTTAATGCATCTAGCCAAAATCAAGTTGACCAGTTCTTTGCCAGCTTGAGTTCACAAGTGTCACAGTTTAATGCGACACAACAAAATGCACAGAGCCAGTTTAATGCAGGACAAACTAATACTGTTGCACGTTTTAATGCAGAGTTAAACAACCAACGTGACCAGTTCAATGCACAGAACCAACTTGTAATCGCACAGGCTAATGCGCAATGGCGTAGGCAAATTGCTACCGCAGATACAGCAGCAATTAATCGTGCTAATGAACTTAACGCTAATGCTGTATTAGATATTAGTAAAAATGCGTATGATAATTTGTGGAACTATTATGCTGACACTATGGAGTGGGCGTACCTTTCTGCTAACCAAGAACTAGATAGAATGAATAATATAGCTGTTGCAGAATTAAGTGCTTCTGCTCAAAAAGATGCAGCTAGTGCCGCTAGTAGTTCTTCCGCTGGTAGCGCACTTGGGAGTTTAATTGGAACTCTTGGTGCGGCGGCTATTACTAAGTGGTGCTGGGTTGCTCGTGAAGTATATGGCCCACAAGATTATTCATGGATTGTATTTAGAAATTGGATGTTTAGTAAAGCACCTAAATGGCTGTATAATCTTTACGGCAAACATGGTGAAGCGTTTGCTGAATTTATCAGTAATAAACCCTTGCTTAAAAAAACAATCAAGTGTATAATGGATAAAGTTGTGCAAAACCATAAAATGGAGTATAACCGTGCCTCTAACTAATCCCGCAGCAATCATACATCAAAACTTAATTAAATCTATGGAAAAAATACAACCTTCTTCTGTAAAGCCAGAGAAGAATGGATTGCTTACACCTACAAGACCAGCTTCAAAGTCTAATGACACTAACATTAATAACCCAATAAATCGTGTAGCTACATACGTAGACACTTTGCGTAAGAAACGTGAGGAACTTAAACAAAATGGAACCTAAAGAACAACCTTCCTTTGATATGCCTATTGCTGGTCAGCACATGACCGTTGAATTAGGCGGTAGACCTTGGCAGCAGCCACCTCAATACACCACAGTAGAAGAGGCATTGGATTACTACATTCCAAGCCTTGAATCCGAAGAGGTATCTACACAACTACTAGATGTTCTTGAGATGGGTATCCCTGTTACTAGTATAGCTAATGCAATGCAAACTGCCAGTGTTATGGATGGCAAGCATAGTGTTGATGTTGGTATACTTGTACTCCCTGTTCTTATTGAGATTATTATGCTTATCGCTGAAACTGCTGGCGTTGAATATATTTCTGGTCTTGAGCCAGATAAGAGCATGATGGATAAAGCATTAATTAATAAAGCTATACGTAAGTATGAACTAGAAAAGAAAAAAGAAGATGAGCCGTTGGAAGATACAGGTGTAATAACAGCTATCGAAGGTTTGCAAGAAGAATTACCAGAAGAACAATCTGGTGGTCTTATGTCACGGAGTAAATAATGTCACTATTTGGTTTAGGAAATTTTGGTGAAGGTTTTGTTGAAGGTCTTGCTACATCAGCTAACAAGGCTCTGCAAGATGACATTAAACGCATCAATCTTCGTGCGGAAAAAGTTGCAGATTTCCAAGTTAAGCGTAGTGTAGAAGAACAAGAAAAACGTAAAAAAGATTTAGAAGAAATTAAAGATGCCTTACGTGAAGCAGAAGGGATGTTTGATAAAGATGACCCACGTGCTGCTGCATATGCTGCCAGCTTACTTGAAGAGCAGGGTTCTGCATCCGCACTGAAAGCATTTACTAAACAAATAAAAGACAGCAATGTATATAAGAGTGGTCAGAGCCTAGCCAACTTTATGGAGATGGCTGAGAAGGATACGCCTACTGGTACACGCAGTGATTATGCAAATGCGTTTCTTGGTGCGCCATCATTGCCAACAGATTATCGTCTACCAGAAAGTGCAGCATCTGCTGGTGCTGGTAACTTGCTTGATGCTATTGGCCTTAAACCGGATGTGTCTGCAATGGTATCTGATCAGGTATCGGAGCAGATGTCAGCTATGGGCGTTGCTGAACAAGCAGAGATTACTGTGTCATTGCCTAGTGGTACATTTATGAAAGAGAAGTTTACGATGGGTAATATGACACCATCTAAACGGCTAGAGTATCTTAATCAGCAGCTTGCCAATCCTAACAATACCCCAGAACGTATTACCGAACTTCAAGGTATGTTGACTACAGCACAGGATGCGGTTTATGCAACAGGTAAAGAAGAGGATAAACTTACAGTTATTGAAAGTAAGATTTCTCGTGCTACAGGCGATGAACGTAAAAAACTTATTAAAGAGGCGGCTGGTCTTAAACGTACAATCAAACTTAAAGAAGCCGAA